GGTACAATTACCATTCCGATTCCAAAGAAAGTAAGAAGTTCACACTTTCTTATTTGAGAGAAATCGGTGCATCTAAAAAAGACATCGAACTAATTGAAAAGAATCCAGAGGCTGAATTTCAGAATCTGGGTTTTGTTTGCCGCATGAAACTTAGAGGTGCACCTTTAACGGAAAAGAATGAAGAATGGATCAATTCGTTTATTAAAAGACTAAAGTTGAATACTGTGCCTGTAGTAAAGGTTGAAGAAGTTAAACCAACTAAAGTTGTTTCAATACAGGAACGTGTCGCAGAAAAGACCCGTGAATATATTGGTGAAATCGAAGGTTCAATCGATGAGTGTTTTGCCACCAAGAATTTCAAAACAACATTTAAACCATATGAGTTGTTGAAAGCCTTAGATATCAAAGGTGCTCATACCAGATTCATTATTCCAGTTTACACTAATAAATTGACCGAGATAGAAAATGCATTAAAAGGTAAAGATAAAGACCTTATTGAAGGATATTCATATCTTAAAAAATCTGAATTAAAAGATTATGCTAATTTATTAAAGACTATTATTGACGATTGTGCTAAGATTGCACATACATCAAAAGTCTCACGTGCGCCTAGGAAGAAAAAGGCAAAGCCCGTTGATAAGATTATCGAAAAACTTCAATTCAAAAAGGAAGATAATGAACATAAGGTCGCTTCTATTAATCCTGTTGATATCATCGGTGCTACACAGTTGTGGGTATTTAATACCAAAACAAGAAAACTTGGTTGCTACAATGCCACCGATGCTGGTGGATTGAATGTTAAGGGTACCACACTGATTAACTTCAACGAAGAAACTTCCACACAAAAAACTATCCGTAAACCCGAAGTTGTTTTACCTGCCACACTAAAAGCTGGTAAAGTTGCACTACGGAAAACATTAACCGATATAAATGCGGTTGAACAGGCCTTGACAGGTCGTATTAATTCTGATACAATATTACTCAGAGTAATTAAATAAGGTATATTATGATTCTTGTTGACTTAAACCAGGTTTTACTGGCAGGTCTTATGGTCCAAATTTCTGGCCAGAAAAATGTGAAACTCGAAGAAGATTTGATTCGCCACTTAGCATTGAACATCCTGCGTGGTCACATTAAACAATTTCGCCATGAATATGGTGAGGTTGTGCTGTGCTGTGACAATAAAAAATACTGGCGCAAAGAATTCTTTCCATTCTACAAAGCTGGACGTAAAAAAACCCGTGAGAAGTCTGATTTAGACTGGCACTTGATTTTTGACATTCTTGGTAAAATCAAACAAGAACTTAAAGATAACTTTCCATATCGTGTTATTGATGTTGATGGTGCAGAAGCAGATGATATTATTGGAACACTGACACCAATCTATTCACAGACAGAGAAAGTGTTAATTCTCTCAAGTGATGGTGACTTCCTACAACTTCAGATGTGGGGTAAGAATGTTAAGCAATATAATCCAACACAGAAGAAATTCATCACTTCTAAAAATCCATTAGAAGAACTCAAAGCAAAGATTATCGGTGGTGATCGTGGTGATGGCATTCCAAACATCCTATCACCAGGTGATACATTTGTCCGAGAAATCCGTCAAAAGGTTATGACAGAAGCCAGACTCACTACTTTTATGTCCACAAACTATGGTGAATACGAAGATGAGACTGCACGTATCGGTTTCTCCAGAAATCAAACTTTAATTGATCTCCGTAATATTCCATCAGATATTAAAAATTCAATTATTGATACATATAATAATACAACGCCGGCCCCACGTTCTAAGTTAATACCTTACTTCATGGCCAAGAAACTTAAAAATTTGATGGATGTAATAGAGGAATTCTAATGAGAAAAAATATTTATGAAGTGTTTGATGAATTTGCAAAAGTAGATTCAAAACAAGATAAGATTAATGTACTTGCTAATAATTGGACACCAACACTAAAGTTGGTACTCCAGTTGGCATATCGACCAGAGATGGAATGGAAGTTTAAAGATTATCCAGCAAGATATAAGAAACCAGATACAAAACCTGGAATCTCTTACGCTTCACTTGATACTGAACTTAAACGACTTTACATGTTCCGTGTTGGTAATGAAACCGCCGAGAAATTGACAACAAAACGTGCAGAAGAAATTCTTATGGTTTTGTTAGAGTCTCTCGAACCCCGTGAAGCGGATATTGTTATTGGTATTTTTAAGAAAGACCTGGGTGTTAAAGGATTAACATTAAAGTTTATTCGTGAAAACATTCCAGATGTGTTATAAACTACGGAGATAGAAGTGGGTAAATTTGTTGCTAAGTATCGTCCATACGAAGATGATTCGGATGATTATGATACAAAAACATATAATAATAAAAAACGCAAAAAAGAATCAGCAGAATTTCGAAAAATGCGTCAGAGACACCGAGATGAAGAACCAGTCGGTTATGAATATGTAGATAGACGTTACAGCAAATATAATCGCTAGTTGTAAAAATACAACAGCATACTTGACATTATCTGTGAAACTGTTATAATAGTATTATTCGTTTTGGAGATATTTTATGATGATTTATGTGAGACAGGGAAAATCTAAGCCTAAACTCAAACCAAAAAAAGAACGTGATGAGTATGAGGCTTGGTTAACTAAGCATAGAACCCCATTTACGGTGAAAAAAGACACCTTTCAGCCGTTACAGTATTCTTTGGATGCACCTGCGGGTCGATCCACAACTAAACACATAAAATCATTGGATACAGGCGGTGTTGCACCTGCGGCCATTCGTAAAGTATATACCGGAACTAAAATCCTTGGTATTGGAACACTACACAAATCAAATGCGGTTCCAGTATTCTCAGACGAAGAAGCACAAGATATAGCAAGAATGCGGAGATAATATGAAAATCGTAGTAAAGTTACCAAAACCAGTTTGTCGTACACCGATCAAGCCTGCACAAAAACACAGACTTGATACTCAGTACGTTCGTCAACCAAAGCACCGTCTAAAGGATGCAAATTATGCCTAATGAAAAAGATTTGAAAGAAATCACCGAACGTCTGGAGGCAATGAGTTATGAAGAAGTTATGGACACATTGATGCAGATTGAAATTATGGTGGCCGAAAAACGCAACAAAATTGTATTATCGGAGCACGATAATGTCCAATAAACTCAATAGACTCGTAGAATTGTTGATTAATGCTGATCCTGAATTGGCAAACGACATTTATTTTGCACTTGATGAAAAATTAGTGAAAAAACCTTATTCCTTTGATGCACTCAATGATGTTATGAATACGTGGGTCAAGCCAGTACAAAAAACTTACGGATCTTTCACTATCGAAGATGCCGGAGATGGCTCAGGTGACGGAATTTTGACTTTTCCTGAAGGATTTTGTGATGAATACGGATGGAAAGAAGGAGATGTACTAAATCTCGAAGTTTCCGAAGAAAAAACTCTAATTATTACGAAAAAAGAGTAATTTTTACTGATTTGTGTTAATAAAACAACACAACACTTGACTTTTTGTGTGGTCATAGTATAATACATACTATAAATTCACAAGGAAACTTATGTTAGTTGAATCAAAATCAAATCTAGCCCGCCTGATGGCTACTGAAAATCTGATGGTTGAACAAAAGCACGTTCAAACTGCCTATTTCGACTTAAAAAATCGTGTTTTGGTTGTTCCCATCCTTGACGGCAACCTTTCTCCAGAATTATACGACCTTTTGCTTGGCCATGAAGTTGGTCATGCACTGGAAACACCAGAAGAAGGTTGGCACAATTCTGTTATCAACCTCAAAGTAAATCGTTCCATTCTGAATGTTTGTGAAGATGTACGCATTGAGAAAAAAATCAAACGCAAATTTCCAGGTATCCGTGTTTCCTTTGTTAAAGGTTACCGTGAACTGATGGACCGTGATTTCTTTGGTGTCAAAGATAAAGACCTCAACGAATTGAATTTCATTGACCGTATCAATTTACACTCTAAGAGTGGTGCAATCCATGCCATTGAATTTGATAATGAAGAATATGAACTTTTAAAAGAAGTTGAACAAACTGAATCATTTGATGACGTTATTGAGGTTGCTAAAAAAATTGAAGCATTCATGCGTGAGCAACTCAAAGAACAGAAACAAAGCATCACATTTAAAATTCAACAAGCATCCGAAGAAGATGGTAAAGAAGCACAGAGTCCACAAGTGAATAACGTAGAAATGGATTTTACTGGTGATTCTGAAAAAGGTGATTCTGAAGCCAAAGAAGATGAGGCCAAAGGTGAAACTGAAAAACAAAAAGCATCATCGAATGAGGAACCAGAAGATGATGGATCCGATGATGCCGAATCTGATGGTAAATCTGGTGGTACAGGTTCCGCTGGCGCTGATGATGCATTGATTGAATCTGAAACAGATAAATCTTTCCGTCAGAAAGAAGAAGAACTGTACATGCGTGGTAAATCGAAGGAATTTTTATATTCAAATGTTCCTGATGTTTTACTTGAAAATGTAATTGTTGATTATAAGACGATTATCTCTGATATTGAAACAACTAATGTGAAACAATATCCTTTGTTGTGGAATCCAGAAAAGATGCGTGAATCATTGAATAAGTTCCGCAAAGAATCTAACAAGGTTGTTTCATACCTCGTTAAAGAATTTGAAATGCGTAAGAATGCGGAACAACAAAGCCGTGCTAGTATTTCTAAAACAGGCGAATTGAATATGTCCCGTATTCAAGACTACAAATTTACGGATGATATTTTTGCTCGAATGACAAAAGTGCCAAATGGTAAATCCCATGGTCTTGTGATGTTCATTGATTGGTCTGGTTCAATGCAAGACCACATTAATCCAACAATCAAACAGTTGTTGAATCTTGTGATGTTCTGTAAGAAAGTGAATATTCCTTTCGATGTGTATGCATTTCATTCTAGTGGTATTTTGAATGATAAAACAGACACATTCTCTGGTTGCAAAAAAGTAACTGTGCTAAAAGTTGGTGATATTGCTGTACAACCATTTTCATTGTTGAATATTCTGTCACACAAAATGACAGCCAATGAATTCACAAAAATGGCATCTTATCTTCTTGATTATGGTACTGGTGGTCGTTTTGCCTCCTGTAGCAATTTTGTTCCGCCAGATAATTTCCGTCTCTCTGGTACTCCATTGAACGAAGCAATTATAGCCGCAATGAATCTTGTTCCTGAATTCAGAAAACAAAATCGTCTTGAGATTGTGAATACAGTTTTCCTAACTGATGGTGAAGGTTCTTCATTAGGTGAACGTATCGATA